AGGGCGGCACGGTCAACGGATTGCTGACCATCCGCTCGGTCAATCCGACGCTGCGGCTGCAGTCAACCAGCCCACAGCAGGGCCGGATCGTTGAAGCCTACTCGTCGGCCGGTGCGTTGCGCTGGCAGGAGGTGCTCGCTGACAACACTGCGGAGACCGGCAGCAATGCTGGCTCCAATTATGTGCTGCAGCGTTTTACTGATGGCGGCGCCTACATCGGTCCGGGCCTGCACATTTCACGGCAGACGGCAGCGCTGACAGCCTATGGCACCATCGCTGCAACGGCCGGTCTCAGCGTCACCGGCGCCACCAGCGTTGTCGGAGACCTCAATGTCTATCGTGCGGCGACGCCCAACACCGGCGTGCTGTACCTGAACCAAGCCAAGACCGCCTACCACTTCTATGACGGCGCCACGCATCAGTTCACCGCTGGCGGCATCTCGATGGGCGGCAGTCCGCTGACATCGGGGCATATCAATTGCTACTCGATCTACACCCAAGGCTACGGCACCACGACGTGGGGCCTGACCTCGCACGGCCAGATTGACTGCAACGGAGCGCTGGTCGTGCGCGGCGACATGGTGATGGAAGGCGGAGCCAACTTCATCCGGTTCTACGACAATACGTGGGGGAACATGTACCTCCACCATCAGGACAACAACATCGGCTTCCTGAACAACGGCGGCGGCTGGATTTGGTACATCAACAATGACGGTCACATGTGGGCCGCGCAGTACGGCTGGCTGCATGACTACGTCAACGGCCGCGCCAGCGCCTATGCGTGGGACGCCGCAAATTATCGCTACAACCAATGCGTGACCAGATGCCGTTGGGTTCACGCAGGCGACATCGACTTCGGCGGCTACTGGTACCAGAACGCTGAGATCGGTAACGCCTGCATCACCGGTCTCAACATAGCGTCGGCGTACTACGGCGGCCCCGGTGTCTATTGGGCGCGCTGGCGTCAACCACAGCATCTGATCGCGGGTGGCTGGTACACGTCAAATTGGGAATCGTGAAATGGAAATCATAGACCATGGCGAGTGGGTCGCTTGCGACAAGCCAGAGAATTATCCGGTCAAGCTACCGGACAACATCATCTTCTCGCGGCGCGTCTCGGACGGCGCTGACTGGTACATATTTCAGCGCCAGTTGATCGACGCCAAGGGGCTGTTGGTCGTTGCAATCCCAACCGAAGACGGTGGGCTGTCGGTTGCCACCACAACGCACGATCCCTCGATGCTGTTTCCCACCGCTGGCATGCGGCTGTTCGAGGTGATCGACGCGCCTGCCGATCACGAATCGCTGCGAACGCTACGGATCGACCTCAAGGAGAAAAGGTTTTTGCCGCGACCGCCGCCGCCTCCCTCAATGATGCAGGTGCTGATCGAGGAGCTTGGACTGGACGCCGACAAGCTGCAGGCAAGACTCGACCAGCTAACCAACAACAGGAGCCGAAAACCATGGCTGACATAGCATTCTTCGAGGGGCGGCAGGTCACGCAGATTCCACCGGGGCATGCGGTGTCTCCGGTGGTCGCGCTGACCACGATCATGACCAAGCTGGTGTGCAATCCGGTCGGACAGGTGTCGGTGACACCGATCATTCAGGACCCGCAACTCGGCGACTACGTTCGTGAGCTTCGAATCTTCTCGCTTCCGGTGTCAGGCGCCGAGCCGGAGCTTCTGCTGTCAGTGCGATTGCACGCGCTGACAGTCAAGCAGCTGGAAATCGTGACGCCGCCCAGCACGTTCTAAATTCTCAAACCCCACAGGAGACAACCACATGTCTGATCCAGTCTTCGGCATTAGCATTCGTCAAGTCGATGAAGGCGCGCGTCCGGTATTGGCCGCCGATCTTTCCACCATTGGCATCGTCGGCCCGGCGCCGCTCGCTGATGCCGTGCTCTTCCCCTACAACACGCCGGTGTTCCTCAACTCCAACGATACCAAGAAGACGAGGAAGCTCGGCGAGTTGGGCTACCTGTCTGACGCAGTGCGCGGCATCAATGACCAACTCGGTGCCACGCAGTATGCCGCCCGCATCGTCATCGTCCGCACTCCAGAGGGCACCGATACAGATCAGGCAGTCAAGCTGCAGAAGACCATCTCCAACATCGCCGGTGACTCGCTCAACGGCACGGGGATGTGGGCGTTTCTAAAAGCGGCGCCCAAGCTCGGCTTTACGCCGCGCATCCTGATCGCACCGGGCTACACCTCGCAGATGGCCAACGGCGTCGGCCTGATCGAGCGCACCGCACCCGGCACCAACTACGTGATGGATCACCTCTATCCGGTGACCTTCAGCGGTGGCGGTCCGGACGTGGTGCAGGCCGTGGGCCATGCCTTCGGTCTCTCCAACGGCTCGCTTGGCCAGATCACGCTGGAGATGCCCGGCGCTTGGTATATGACGCCGCCAACCATCGAGGCGCCGCCGCCCGGCCGCGACGTTCAGACAGCGACGGTCGCAACCGGCGGCATCGGCTATCTGAAGGATGAGCAGCTGATGCTGCCCAACGATGTCATCCTCAAGGTCGAAACTGTAGACACCATCGGCGGCGGTGTGCTGACGGTCTCGGTGATATCGCCCGGCTTCCTTGTCGGCACCGAAGAGCCCAGCGACGTTCCTATTCAACCGATCACCTCGACCGGCGCAGGCGCCGGTGCCGCGTTTGATCTGGTGTGGGACACCGTCGGTGAAGTCGCTGAGTACGAGTGTCAACTGGTCTCAGGTGCCAACCCGGTGGTCGCCAGCGCGACCTCGATTTGCAATCAGCTGATGGGTCAGATGATCGTGGAGTCGGCAGGCTCCTCGATGCAGAACGATCTGGATTGGCGCGAGACGATGCAGAGCCATCGCTTGATCCCGCTTTCCGGCGGTTGCCGCGTGATGGACCCGGCGACCTCGTTCATCGTCATCCGTCCGCTGTCTCCGCGCATGGCTGGCATCATGGTGCGTCGTGACCACGAGACCGGCGCGCCGTTCCACTCGGCGGCCAACCAAGCGGTGCAGGGCATCATCTCGCCCAACCGGGAGATCGGGTTCAACCTCACCGACTCCGCGAACGAAGCTCAGGAGCTTCTCGGCGCCAACATCGGGGTTCTGGTGCGCGGCGAAATCGGCGACGACTTCGCGATTGCCTCGGGCGGCTTCGTGCTGATCTCGACCGACAATGCTGGCGAAGACCCGTTGTGGCAGATGTACAACGTGATGCGCGGCCGCGACTACATCCATCTCGGCATGCTGCGCGCACTGCGTTACTTCCTCGGCCGCTACAACATCATCGGCCACACCGTGCAGGCGATTCTCAACACCATGAACTACTTCCTGCGCGACCTCCACGCGGACCAGCACATCCTTGGCTACAAGGTCAACTTCCGCACCGCTGGCAACTCGCCTGAGCAGATCAGGTTGGGCCATCTGACTGTCGGCTTCGCCGCTGAAGAGCCGCCGGTGCTCAAGCATCTGACCATTGAGTCAGCGCGTTACCGTCAGGCCGTTGACGCGATGGTGTCTGACCTCGCCAGCCAACTCAACCTGTCGTCCTAACCCCTCCATCGACGAGGCGGCGCGAGACGCCGCCCGTCACCGGCTCACGCCTGAAAGGATAGAACCATGGCATCTAACACTGTTTACACGATGGAGAGCGCCAACTTGATTTGCGGCGACATCTCCGCAAAGACCTCTCCCGGTATCTCGACCCATCTGGTGTTGCAGGAACTGAAGCTGCCGACACTGGAGGAAAATTACGTTGACCACACCCCCGGCGGCGCCGCCGTTGGCATCGAGATTCCGTCGCACATCAACAAGCTCGAAGCGACGTTCAATCTCGCTGGCTGGGACCCGGACGTGATGGTCTTCCTCGGTCGTGAGACCCGCTTCCATCAGCGCTTCACGGCCTATGGTCTGATCCGCGACCGCCGCTCCTCTGCCGCCCTGCAGTGCGTGGCGATCATGGAAGGCCGCATCGGGCGCGTGAACCCGACAGCGTTCTCGAAGGGCAACATGATGAGCCACGAGTTCTCCATCAAGAGCATCGTGTCGTACCAACTGTTCATGCAGCGCACGACGGAAGACCCGCTGCTGCGTGAAATCTACAGCTGGGACTTCTTCACCTCGATCAAGCGCATCGACGGCGTCGATCTCAACGACGACATGGTGCGGCTGCTGGCGATTCCGGGCAACGCGGTGGACACCCAGCCTGATATCGCCGAGGCTGGCATCGCCGAAGGTGCTGAGAACATCTGATGACGGTCAAGGAACTGATTGACCTGCTGTCAAGGCACGCTGACAATAAACGAGTGGTAGTGTCCGACACCGACGGTGCCGGACGCAAGGCGGCTGATGTCGAGTTCGTCGATCAGCGTGTC